TTTTCGATATTGACTTATTCTTTTTCTATGATAAGTATTATAATATAGACCATACGTTTCCAAAAAACATGGAAATCTAACCTTTTGTTTATTTATAAATCTTCCAACAATCGCTTCATAGGCTAAATTATCTGCGTTCTTTTTATTTGATGTTTTAAAGATTGCATTCGCTAGATAATCGTCCTTTTTGAAAGTAAGCAAATGAACCGTTCCATTAGTAGAAGAGCCTGCGAGTACTGGGGGACCAGTTAATAAATTAAAATCATAATCATTAAAAAAGTCGCGTATTACATTCGTTTCTTTTCCAAACGCAATACATTGGTTTGAATCTGAACATAGTGTATTTAAAAACCTTAAACGTATCTTACTTCGATGAGTTTTCATAAATGTTCCTATTTTTCTTGTTGCAGTTTTTCTTCTAAAATTTGATACTTTACGAAGACTATAGGAAGGTTTCCTTGACTTTATTGTTTCTAATCTTTTTGTTTGTGTTGGTATCCTAAGTTTTGATAAACGATATTTTGATAACCTTTCTATCGTTTCTGAAGATAATCCTTTTACGGTTCCAATCCTATCTATAAAATTTAAAGATGTACCAATTGGTTTACTTGACATATATAATAATAAGTTATTTGTATTCCATAACTTATTATTATAGTATAATGAGACCAAAGAGAAAATGGAGCAATAAATACAAAAGAAGTATTAACTGTAGAAAGCCCAAAGGATTTTCTCAAAAACAGCATTGTAAATACGGTACGCGTAAGTTTAGAAAATAAAGGACTCTATACAATGTATATTCTTTCAGGAAGTTTACATATCATTGTCATCTCTTTTTTCGTGTATCTATTCGTCAACCTTTTTGAAAATTTGATTCATTATAACATTGGTAAATTTAGTGATAAAGAGACTCGCCTGGAACTACCGACGAATAAGGACTTTGTAAAAATAGTGGTCGTCATGTGCATATTTGCTTTGCTACAAGGTTTGTTGACAAATTATTTTAATAATCTTGTTAAATAATTTTATCGTCACTTAAAAGTAACTATTCCATTTATTTAATATATCTATATCCTTTTGTCCAATCACATTATTAACTAATAAATTATGATAGATTATAACTAACAAATCTTTTACAGAAGTTGTATTTCCTACATCATTTTCAATAAAATTTAATATATTTTCATTATGTATATACATCTCATATTCACTTTTAAAATCACTTATTAAATTATGTTCATTTCTATTTTGTATAACATTTGGAGATGAATACATCATATAATTATTTGTTTTTTTTAAAATAATATTATTAATTATTCCTCGTAAAATATCACAATAACGAAATGATACAGAAGAGGGTATTAATAAAGATATAAATAATTCAGGATTTAACCAAAATGTATTTTGAGTATTAAAAACGCATAAATTTTTATTGTTTATTAATACAGATTTATTTTTATCCCATTTAATCGTATTTTGATGATTACATATAATTCTAAAAAGAGCATCTACATCAGGGTCGTTTTCAACCAATCCATTTATGATAGATGGTATTTTATCTGTATATTCAATTGAATAATTTGGAGCATTTTTTAATAAACTCAAGGGAAATCCACGAGGCCATATGTACGCATTATTTGTAAAATATTTAAATATATTAATCCATATTGTATTTTTTTCTGTTAACATAACATTATTATTGTATTTTAAAATATTATCAAAATTATCGTAAGGAATATTATCATCATCTGTTTCATAAATTATTGTATATCCTTTCTTAATAGCATATAGATAACCTAAATTTTTTCTACAATAATGATTATATGGTAATAATTCACTTAATTCTGGAAATAACTTTTTTTGGGATGGAATATCCAAAAAAATACAATTTAAATTTTTATAGTCATCAGGGGTTTTATTATCTCCTACGATGATAACATCGTATTCTTTATTTTTTATATGTTTCAAAATAGTTTCAGTAGGTTTATTAATAGTGGTTATAATAACGCACTTATTCTTACAAAATATTTCTTTTAACCAATCCTTTCCCTGTGGATTTTGATTAAATTTTATTGGATGCAAAATAAAGTTATGCAGATTGTTCAAAGAACTGGTAATATTTTCTTTATTTAAAAATTTTTCTCTATTATTCCATAATATTTCATTTGTAAAATTTTGATATCGTGAATTATCTATCTCTATATTATTAATGATAGATGGTATAGCAATTTCTAAAAATACGTTATAATTAGAAAATAATTCAAATAAATGAAACAGCTTATCCGTTAAATATTTTTTTGGTAAATAAAACCAATCTGAAAATGAACCACTAAATTTGTCAATATTATATTTTTTAAATTCGGAATCATTTATTAAGTTGGTTACAGCACTTTTTCCCCATGAATCATCCCAATGCCAACTAGAATGATTATTAATGTTGTCTAATTTAAACCATGTGTAATCTGTTGTTATACCGTTTAATATCGTACTCATATCATCATTTACGTTATTAGGTTTATAATAAATAATTTTGTCAGAATCAAATAAATTTAATATATTTACATTAATAATGTTATCATCCATTGTATAGAAAAGACCGTCGATTTCATCAATCATTGATTTATTATTTTTATAAAAATGATTAAAAACTTTATGTGTATTAGCTCCCTTATTTATTTCAATAAAATTTACTTCATCATCTTCAATTATAGGGTAATCCGAATAAAAAATTATTTTTTTAAAGTGTTTTTCATAGATATCCTTGATTGTATTTTTATTGCAAATACAATTTGAATAATTAAAGACTACAATTAAAATTGTATTTTTAAAATTATACATTATAAATATATAACCTGAATATTTATATTATAATCTATGGTTTAAGATAATTCTATAAAATTGAATAGAAAGTTACCCTTATTCAATTTTATAAAATGAAATGCCAGACGAAGGACCGAAACAGCAAACCATGCCGCAACTACGCAGTAATACATTATTGTAAGATTCACAGTTATATGGAGGAATATACGGATGAAATGAAAGCCAATCTCAAGCTATGCTCTGCATGTCTTCTATGGCGTTTCATGGGAGAATACGATACGTGTGAAGGATGTCGTATACGCGGTGCAGAGAATCGCGAGAAGATAAAGGAGACCATCGTTTTGTGCGCGAAAGAAGGATGCAAGTACAAAAAGAGTGACAATAAATATTGCGGGAAACATCAAGCGGACCTATTTCTAGAGCAGACGCAGGAAGCTGGGTTAAAACATTGCTCTAATTATTTGCGCGGTTGTCGTACTCAAAACGAGCCAAGTTATAAATTTTCAAAATGCGAGGTTTGTTTGGAAAAAGACCGTGTAAAAGACAAGGAAAAACGTAAAGATGTTGTTATAACCGAGGAAGGACGGAAATGCAATACATGTTTCATCATCTTTCCATTTGACAAATTCAAAGGGCAACATGGCGATACGGTAACTTGCTTAGGCTGTCGAGAGGCAAACAAACGGGCAGATGAAAAGCGAGACAAGGACCATGTGAATGAACTGGCTCGAGCAAATGCTGCGAAGCCCGAACGTATTGAAGTGAAAAAGGAATGGTATAATAAAAATTTTGATAAAGTTGCAACTTATTGGGTGGAAGCACGAGCAAGGTTAATTAAATCAAATATAGAGGGTTATCTTAAAAAGAAGGCAATTGATTCAAAGAATTGGCGAGAAGCTAATCCTGAAAAGGTAAAACAAATAAACAAAGAAGGTAGTGAAAATATTAATTATCATTACAAAAATTATAAGTTAAGTGCTGAAACACGAAGGCTAGACTTTCCTCTTACGAAAGAGGAGTTTATTCTTATCGTAAGCCTACCATGCTATTATTGTGGAATTATTCAGTCCAAAGGTTTTAACGGTATTGACAGGCTTGATTCCACGATTGGTTACAGTTTGGATAATTGTAAAAGTTGTTGTGAAATGTGTAATATGATGAAAGGCACAACTGGACAAAATGTATTTATTCAACGTGTAGAACATATCCTAACGTATTTAAAGATTGTTGATGGCTCGTTATTTCCTGATGCGTTTGCTGATTTTAAAGGTTCATCATATTCAGGATATATGTTTAGAGGAAAAGAGAAGGGTTTTGAATTTACAATTAATAAAGAATATTTCATTAAAGAAACAAATAAGCCTTGTTATTTATGTGGTAAAAAGCCAGACGACCTTCATAAAAATGGACTTGACCGTTTTGATAATGATAAAGGTTATACTGAAGATAATGTAAAAAGTTGTTGTGCTAATTGCAATTTTATTAAAAAAGATTATATTTATAAAGATTTTATAGATAAATGCAATCTAATTTACGAAAACAATAAGGATAAGGATGTTAAGGACATATCAAATGAAGAAAAAAATAAAATGGTGAAAGGAAATAAAAAGTCGAAGGAGGAAATACAAGAAGGTACTAAATTACGAAAGGAAAAACAGCGCGAAGACCTTCGTAATAGGTACAGTGATGAAGAATATAAAAAGTTAAGAGTAAAACAGATTGTAGAAAATAGGAGAGATAAAATAAAATAATTTAATATCTTATTTTATAAAAATTAGGTAAGAAAATATATTTTTATTTTGGCTATTGTTTTGGTAACAAAATTGTATATTTTTTTGGATCAATTTGAATACGCGAGCCCACCCATTCCAGACATAATTCTCAGGACATTGTAATTGCGGGCATAGACACGGACCTTAGCAGTGTTAACACCAGAGACCGTAGCATTAGAGAGAACAAGCTGAAGAGTCGCGTTATCGATTCTGGAGAAGTTGCAGGTTCCCGAAGGCTGGTGCTGCTCAGGCTGGAGAGCGAACGAGTAGACGTTAATACCAGTATCAGGGGCACGGGTGTGGTGCTGCCAAGGCTGTACCTGGTCGAAGTAGGTACCCTCACGCTCCGAGAAGCGGTCCTGACCGTTAAGCTGGAGCTTGGCAGTGACAACTGGGTTCTCACCCCAGCAGTGCATGTTGAGGGAGGTCTCAGAGAGAACGAAGGTGCCAGCATCGGATACCGATGACTCAGGACCGGCTTCGCCTTCCCAAGCAAAGTCCTTCGCGTTTGTAAGGTTTACAGCGCTGAGACTGAGACCCTCTGCGCCAGCATTCTGGAAGAGCCCCGAAGCGTTTATGACACCATTTGGACCGCCGGTAGCAGCATCACTGCCGAACGCCTTTACGGTGTTAGGAAGGGCATCGATGGCATCGGTGTAGTTGAAAGGCTGGGCACCAAGAGCCTTGAAGAGGACGTTGCCAGCAGCCAGGGACGAGCAGTAGTCTACGTTCGCGTCAGGCTGTACAACCCAGACAAGCTCCTTGCACGGGTGATTGAAGTTAAGGCGAATCTTGTTCGACGAGGAACCAACCGACTCAGCGCCAGTGTACTGGAGCTGCTCGATGAGGTACTCATGTGGGTTTTGCGCCATACGGCGGCGCTCGTCAGTATCAAGGTAGATGTAGTCGACGTACAACGAGGCGGAGACGAGCGACTGGCTGTAGGCAGTGGTTGCCTTTGCGTCACCCTGGACAAGGGTAGTGTCAGTTACAGCCCAGAGGCACTCATCAATCGCGCGAAGCTCGATGTTAATCTTTACCTCGTGGTACTGGAGAGCAATAAGAGGAAGAGCAAGACCAGGATTGTTGCAGAACCAGAACTGAAGAGGAA